GAGGAGATACGTTCAGCAGAAGTTATCAAGGTTGAATTAAATACTGATGCCCTAAAGTCACGCCTTCCAATTATGGAGAAAACGGTTGCTGATGCAAGCCGAACCATTATGGTGGCAATGGCGGAAGGAAATCAATTTCAAGACCAACTGCGCAAATACAATGATGCAATCAATGAAGCTGACGTTACATTCCGATACCTTAATGGTTCGGACATCTACTTGAAGCAAATTCAAACGATTCGTGCAGACATCTCCAAAGCAGAAAAAAACTTGGGTGTTAAAATACCCGAACCTTTCAATCTTAATAAAGCCGAGCAGACCATTAAAGAAGCAATTGATGCTGCTGCAAAGCTTAAAGGTATCTTGAGTCGTTTTAAGCCGATTAAGATTTAACATATTTGCTTTAGCAAAACGCAAGAGTGATAAAACAGTTAAGGGGGCGTAAGCCCCTTTTCTATTTTCAAACAAATCCAAAGTAAAAGGTTATTTATTTAAGATGCATATCCTTCAAGTATCAGCTTCGCCACAAGCCATAGTAATCATACCACGCACATTCCCTGCGAGCGTTACGATTGCGCTGATTGATGAATCAACAAACACCACCGCAACACCTGCGGTTACGGCTGCCTCTGCTAATGGTTTTATGACCCTTACAGGCACGTTTAGCCTTGTCAACAATAGGTTCTATGGCTTAAAGGTATTCGCATCGGGAAATCTAATATATCGGGATAGGGTATTCGTAACTTCGCAAACAGACTACGAGAAATTTACGGTGAACCAAAACGTCTACACCGAAGAAACAAGCTATGACAATGAGTACATCATCATCTAAAGTCCACGTTGTGAACTTCAGTTCATACACCACACCTGTTGTTAAAGAGGTGCAAGGGAAGGACTATGTAGAATACGGAGACAACAACGACTACTTCGGGTATCTGATTGACAGGTACAATGGCTCACCCACCAACAACGCTATCCTCAACTCTTTAATGGATATGACCTTCGGTAAAGGACTGGATGCGTCTGACTCTGCCAAGAAGCCGAGCGAGTACGCAGCGATGCGTGGCTTGTTCACGAAAGCCTGCTTGCAGAAGGTGGTAGCGGACTATGTGATGATGGGGCAATGCAGTATGCAGGTTGTGTACTCACAAGATCACAATATGATTGTAGAGGTGCAGCACATCCCAGTAGAGACGTTACGAGCCTCAAGGTGCAACGAAGACGGAGAGATTGAGGCTTACTACTACGCAAAGGATTGGGAAGACGTAAAAGGCAGGAGAGAGACACCTGTGCGCATCCCTGCATTTGGCACAAGCAAAGAGGGATTGGAGATTCTTTACATCAAGCCATACCGAGCAGGATTCTACTACTACTCCCCAGTAGACTATCAAGGTGGCCTACCCTACGCAGAGCTTGAGGAGGAGATTGCAAACTACCACATCAACAACATTCAGAACGGCCTTGCGCCTTCAATGCTTATCAACTTCAACAACGGAGTACCAAGCGAGGAGGAGCGCAGGAGCATAGAGCAGCAGATAGCAACGAAGTTTAGCGGTAGTTCAAACTCGGGCAAGTTTATCCTTGCGTTTAACGATAACAAAGACCTTGCGGCTACTGTTGACCCTGTGCAGTTATCGGATGCTGCGGAGCAATATCAGTTCTTGAGTTCAGAGGCAACGCAGAAGATAATGGTCTCGCATCGTATTGTCAGCCCTATGCTATTGGGCATCAAGGACAATTCGGGATTAGGCAATAACGCTGATGAGCTAAAGACCGCTTCTACGCTTTTGGATAACCTTGTTATTCGCCCCAAGCAGGAGATTATCATTGACGGCATAGATATGATTCTTGCGTACAATGACATCAGCCTAAACTTGTACTTCAAGACCCTTCAGCCTTTAGAGTTTACGGAAGACGTAGTGACTCCTATGGATATGGAGACCCGTGAGGAGGAGACTGGCGTGAAGTTGTCAAGCCAAGAGCCGACTGATGAGCATTTTGATGCTATGTTCGCAGAGCTTGAGATATTGGGTGAGGTCATCAACGAAGATGAATGGGAGCTTGTAGATGAAAGACCCGTTGACTACGATGCGGAGCAGGCATTAAGCAAGTACGCTTTTGCATCAACAGGATCAGCATTCCCTAACGCCAAGAGCAGCCAAGACGGAGTAACTGAAGAAGGCAAGAGGTACAAGGTTCGTTATGCTTACGCTCCCGAAACTACAAAGACCAATAGCCGTGAGTTCTGCAAGAAGATGGTATCAGCAGGCAAGGTATACCGCAAGGAGGACATCCTGCGTATGAGTGGTCAGGTAGTAAACAATGTATCTGTTAACGGAGTAGGCTTTGGAGCAAACGGCAGTCCAACCTATTCAATATGGCTTTACAAGGGCGGTGCAAGGTGCCATCACTTTTGGATGCGCAAGACGTACTTGGCAAAAGGCGAAGGCGTAACTCCCGATGTAGGCAATCCCAACGCAGAGGTGAGTGTAAACAAGGCAAAGAAGGAGGGCGTGGTACTTGAGACCAATCCTACAAACGTAGCGAAGCGACCTGTTGATATGCCCAATCAAGGATTTATAAACCCACGATAAGATATGGCAACGGCATTATTCATTAAAAGAGAGGACTTGGTTCGCAATACCGCTATTGGCGGTAACGTGGACACGGACAAGTTCATCCAGTTCATCAAGATAGCACAGGAGATACACCTGCAAAACTATACTGGAACGAAACTCTACGACAAGATCAGCAATGACATCATCGCCAATACTCTTACCAACCCTTACTTGGCGTTGGTGAACGACTACTTGCAGCCGATGTTGATTCACTACGCGATGGTGGAGTACTTGCCTTTTGCTGCTTATACCATCGGCAACGGTGGGGTGTTCAAGCACAACTCCGAGAATAGCACAACGGCAGAAAAGATAGAGGTTGACTATTTGGTCGGCAAGGCTCGCGACTTGGCGCAGTATTATACGGATAGGTTCATCACATATATGAGCTACAACCAAGCCTCATTCCCAGAATACAACGCCAACAACAATGCTGACGTTTACCCAGATACTGACTCTAACTTCAGCTCTTGGGTTTTATGAGTGGCAAGAAACAGACCTACACTCCGAAGCGTAGCAACATTGTGAAGTTAAAGAGTTATTTAGACAATGGGAGTTCAAGGCGATTGGGGACAAGGAGCAGCAAACAATGACATCTATTGGGGTCAAGCAGCAGCAACGAATAGTATCTCTTGGGGTATGGTTCAGCCATTGTCTTATGGTCACCCTACTACTAACCTTTACGGCAACAACGAGCAAGGTGCTTGGCAGTTGATAGAAGAAATTTGGAATACTTGGTCAACAACTTGGAATAATTAGAAATGGGAACAACTTTAACGGGGACAACCCCACAGGACACATACGATAGCCTTATTAAGGTTACGGACAACGGGCCGATTAGCGGTACGGCTAAATACCTATCTGATGGCTTGGGTAATGATTCGGTTCTTGCTTTGTCAACTACAAAGGTAGGTATCAATACAAGCAGCCCCGATGTCAACCTTCACATTAGCGGTGATGCAAACGGCCGTGCCTCTTTGCGTTTGGCTTCTACGGCTGCCAACCGATTTGCTGCGGTTAGCTTTTATGGTAACAATGTTGAGAGTGCGGTAATTGGTTATGAGGGCGGTAGTGAAATTGTTAGCGGTGGTGTACAAGGCGACCTTATCATTCGCAACGTCTTGTCGGGTAAGGATATTATTCTTGACACCAACGCAGGCAACGTAGGCATCGGCACGCTTGCGCCTGCTGTTTCTTTGCAAGTTGGGAAAGACAACGATGTAAACTCTTTAACGGGTAAATCAATTATTTACGGAGCGAATCAAGATTTAACAGGTACGCCTGTTGAAATTTTGACTTTATGCCGCGCTTTTAATGCGGGAGTTTCATTTTTAGGTGCTGCCGCTTTATGTGTTGCAAAAGATACTGCAAACGCCAATCCACGCGCTGCAAAGTTGAGCATCAAATTAAGCGATGCTGCAAGCGAAACTGACTTTGTAGCGGCATCCTTTACCAAGAACGGCCTTTGTTTTAATTCCGACACCGCAGCAGCCAACGCCCTTGATGACTACGAAGAAGGCACTTGGACAATGGGTGTATCGTTTGGTGGTGCGTCTGTTGGCGTGACTTATTCAAACTCTACGGGAACGTATACCAAGATTGGAAGGCAGGTAACGGTAAATGGTCTTGTTGAATTAACTAATAAAGGCACAAGCACAGGTCTTGCTGCCATATCGGGACTACCGTTCCCCGTTGGTTCTTTAGTTGCTAATTATGGTGCGGCTTCGGTATATTTAAGTAATATAACTTTTCTCGGACAATTTATGGCATTTGCCATATCATCCGAAAGCCGTATACGCCTTCGTGATGTTTCATCATTAGGTGTTATTGCTGATTTGAATGAAGCTAATTTTGCTAATAATTCAACCATAATGGTCAACTTTACCTACTTCGTATAACAACTAAACAACAAACAAAATGATTGAAGAAGTAATCTACATCAGCGACTTTAACGTCAAATTAGACGGAACTATCGCAGTCCGCAAAACCACAGACGTTACCAAAGACGGAGCCGTAATCGCTTCATCTTATTGGCGC